GGAGCAGGTGGTACTTCATATGGTTTATTTGACAATGATAAGGATATGGCTTTAAACTTAGGTTTCACAGGATTCCGTAGAGGTTATGACTTCTACAAGTCTGACTGGAAATACTTAAACGATCCTACTATGAGAGGTGGTCTTAATGCAGGTAAAGTTAGTGGACTTTTAGTTCCAGCTGGTTCTACAACTGTATATGATCAAATCTTAGGTAAGAACGCTAAGAGACCATTCCTACATGTTCGTTACAGAGCTTCAGAAACTGAAGACAGACGTTACAAGTCTTGGATTACTGGTTCAGCTGGTGGTGCAAGAACAAGTGACTTGGATGCAATGGAAGTAAATTTCTTGAGTGAAAGAGCTGTATGTACTTTAGGTGCAAACAACTTCTTCTTATTTCAAGATGCATAGTAAATAGTAGTAATACTTACCCTCGTTATAATGACGAGGGTAATTATTTTTTATAAATCAAATTAAATCATATTATAATGGCAACAAAAAAAGTAGAATACAAAGCAAAATCTTACCGATTAAAAGGAGACATGGCCCCTTTATCTTACATGTTATCTTCACGACATTCACAGAGGTCACCTTTATTACATTTTGACGAAGAAACAGGAGTTAATCAACCATTACGTTATGCTCGTAATCAAAAGTCACCTTTTGAAAATGAACAAGATGGTAATGCTATTTTAGAACCTATTGTTTTTGAAGATGGAATGTTAACGGTAAATAAAGAAAACCAAAATTTACAACAATTTTTAGCACTACATCCAAGTAATGGATATGTGTTTGAGGAAATAAACAGAGAGCGTGATGCTAATTCTGAATTAGAACAAGTTGAATATGAGTTAGAAGCTCAAATAGAAGCTAAAAAAATTACTAAAGATATTTACAAATTAACTCAAGTATGTAGGGTGTTGATGGGTAATGCTGTAGAAAACATGACAACAGCAGAGTTGAAAAGAGATATATTAGTTTATGCTAAAAACAATCCAGATGATTTCTTAGATACCGTTAATGATCCAATGTTAGAACTTATGGATGATGTGTATCAGTTTTTTAACTTAGCACTTTTATCTACAAGAAATAATGGTAAAGATGTTTACTATAATCTTCCAAATAATAAAAAGAAAATGCTTACCATTCCTTTCGGAGAAGATGTTAACTTTATAGTTGCATCATTTATGAAAAGTGATGATGGTTTAGAGGTTTATAAACTTCTTAAAAATAAAATAAAGTAAAACAACAACTAACTGAAAATTAGCTACCTTAAAAGGGTGGCTTTTTTTTTGTTATATTTGTACTTTATTAACCCATTAAAAACTTTTTATAAAATGGTAAAATTTCTTAAAATTACGAATGCTCCTATTACTGGTCAATTGATCAGTCTTGATGGAGTAAAAGCGGTTGCTACAGCAACAGCTACGGCAGTAACAGTTACAATCGATTATGTTGATGGAACTACTACTACAATTACAACAGCAGCTCAAGTAGCTCATGATGTTTACAACTCTATATTAGAGAATATAGAAGTAGCATTAGCTACATCTTGGCAGAAGCCTTATTATGAGGTAAGTCTTCCAAAAGCTGTGACAAGTATTCTTAATGCATAACAGCATTAATTAAGAATACAGCAATACAATCATACTTTAATTAATCAAGAGGTTACAAAAAAAAGTAACCTCTTTTTTTTTGCTATCTTTGTAAAAAGAATTAATTATGCCAATAAACGAAGTACGAAACACTGTATTAGCCATAGCAAATAAAAATAATTATGGATATATATCTCCTCAAGATTTTAATTTATATGCTCAACAATCTCAAATGGATATGTTTGAGGATTATTTTTATCAATACAACAATCAAATAGTAAAAGAAAATCAAAGAATTTCAGGTACTGGTTATGCGGATATTACAAAAGGATTAGCAGAGGTTATAGATACTTTTTATGTAAATATTCCTTTATTAAATAATCCTGGGATTATAGGAGCTGCAAGTATTGCACCAAATCTATATACACTACCTTCTGATTATTATTTGATTAATAAGATGTTGGTGTTTACTAAAGTATTGGCTTCTGGAACTACAACTTCTGTCAACGGAGGAGCTACGGCTGTAAACGACACTACAGCGGATTTTATTACAGCAGGAGTAGCTGTTGGGGATATTGTTTCTGCAATTTCAAATGGAGCGGTTTATAACACCGTAATTTCTACAGTTGTAAACGCAACAAATCTTTTAGTCTTTGCAACAGCAGGTGAAACAGTTTGGGATAATGTAGGAAAAAGTTACAATATATATTCAGCCAATGATATTGTTGAAGCAGAAAGAGTAGCACAAAGTAAAATTACAATGTTAAACAACTCTGTTTTAACAAAACCAAATATAAGCTATCCAGCATACACTCAAAATGCTCTCGTAGCAGAAGCTTTTCCTATTACGATAAATACACCTGGAAGATTTACATCACAGTACATTAGATATCCTTTAGCTCCAAACTGGACTTATGCTGTTTTATTGGCTGGAGAACCTTTGTTTGACGCTTCAGCGGCTGATTATCAAGACTTTGAATTACCTCTTTCTGATGAACCTATGTTAATAGCTAAGATTTGTCAATACGTAGGTCTTGAAATAAGAGAAGCTGATGTAGTTGCTTTTGGGAAGGATATGGAGGTTTCAGATAATCAACAACAACAATAATAATTATGGCATATATAAATGATTTCGCATATTATCAAAATTCAGGTGCTGCTCCAACTGATGCAAACTGGGGTTCTTATCAATTTCTTTCTTTAGCTGATATAGTCAATAATTTTATGTTGATGTATCAAGGTAATCATGAATTAATAAACAACTTAGAACGGTATCAAGTTTTGTTTCATGCTAAAAGAGGAATACAAGAACTAAATTATGATGCAATGAAGGAGATAAAAATTCTTCAATTAGATATTACAGATCAATTACGTTTTGTATTACCTCCAGATTATGTTAACTGGGTTCGTATTTCTCAATTTGTAAATGGAATATTACATCCATTGTCAGAAAACATTCAGACAAATTGGTCTTCTGCATATTTACAAGACAATCAATCAAATGTATTATTTGATCAAGATGGTAATGCATTAAGTCCTCAAGAGTCAGAGTTGAATTTAAATCAAATGTCAGCTACAGCTCCAAGTATATACTTGAACTCCAGTAGTCCTTACAACAACTCTGAAGGATGGTGTATAGATGGTGTATGGTGTTTTAATTACGCTGTAGGCGCGCGTTTTGGTTTAAATACAGAGACTGCAAATTCTAATCCAACATTTACAATAAACAAACAAGCAGGTGTTATTAATTTTAGTAATATTATAGCATCATCTTCTATTGTTTTAGAATATGTTTCGGATGGAATGGAAAATGGAGTAGACACAGATGTTCACGTAAATAAACTCTTTGAGGAATACATTTATGCGTACATTAGATATACTATTTTAAACGGAAGAGTAGGTGTTTCAGAGTACGTTATTAATAGAGCAAGAAAAGACAGATCTTCTTTATTGCGAAATGCAAAAATTAGATTAAGTAATATACACCCTGGCAGACTTTTAATGAACTTGAGAGGTCAGAATAAATGGATAAAATAATATGGCTAAATCAGAAATAGTTACAACTAATTTTACCGCAGGTAGAATGAATAAATCTATCGATGAAAGATTACTTCCTCCTGGGGAGTATATTGATGCTTTAAATGTTCGTTTAGGAGCTACAGAAACTACTGAAATAGGTGCTGTAGAAAACTCCAGAGGTAATGAACAGTTAACTACAATTCAATTTGAAGGTGTCTCGTTGTCATCAACAGCAATATGTATAGGAGCTTATGAGGATGGGATGAGAGAAAACATCTATTGGTTTATACATGACAAAGATTTTCCCTCAAAAGCTGAAGGTATTGATTTAATAGTTTCTTTTAATACTCAAAATCAAGTTGTTCAATATCACGTAGTTTCTACTCAAGTATTAAATTTTGATCCTAAGTTTTTAATAACAGCAGTTGATTTAGTGGATGGAGAATTATTGTTTTTTACAGACGATATAAATCCTCCAAGAATGATTAATATAGGTAGAAATTATCCTAATCCAATTGGTAACACAGATCAGATTGTTGAAGAAGATATATCTGTAATAGTTAAACCTCCTGGTTTTGAGGATGTTGTTGGAGGGAATATTACTTTACCAGCTCCAACTGTTGAACTTGTTACATTACCTGGTAATGAAAATTACTTAAAAGAAAGATTTGTTTGTTTTGCATATAGATATAGATATCAAGATAATCAATATAGCGCTACTTCTTTATTTACAAAACCAGCTTTTGCAGCAAGTACTTTTTCATTTGATCCAAGAAATTATTTAAATGGCGGTATGGTTAATAGGTATAACGGAGCGGTTATAACTTTTAATACTGGTAGTAAGCGTGTTTTAGAAATAGACTTATTATACAAAGAAACAACTTCAAACACTATTTTTGTAATAGAAAGATTCAAAAAAGAAGACTATGGATGGGCCGATGATACGTCTAAAACTTATTCGTTTACAAATAGTAAAATTTATACCACAATAGGTGGAGATGAATTATTAAGACAATACGACAATGTTCCAAGAACAGCAAAAGCTCAAACAGTAATGAGTAATAGATTGTTTTATGGAAACTTTGTTGATGGATATGATTTTAAAAGAAATAGTTCTGAAGGATCAAACATAGCGTTAGATTTTTCAACATCTTATGTTTCAAAAAATGTAGACTTTGTAACTTTGTCTCAGCCAAGCGTTGGAAATGGAGCTTCATATACTCTTTCTGGAACAACTGAAAGTATAGATAATAGTAAAATCACTATTAACTTATCGGAAATTTCTTCTAAGTTAAAACAAGGATCTGTAATAGGTTTTTCTTTTCGTTTTGAACACTCTAAATTAACTGGCACAACAACTACTACTTGTTACGCTGCTAATGAAGAGTTTAAAAACGCAAATTTTGCTATATCAATATCTATTACGTTAGAAGAAAATTACTCTTCTGTTTATGATTTTGCCAGTTCTGCTCAATTTAAAGACGCAATTGGAACAGGTATATTAACAGATGGTAGATTTAAGTCTATACTTTTAGCGGATACAGGAAGCTCTTTAACTGATTTATTTAATAATATTTTAGCTGTTCCTGCTGAAGAATGTGTTTTTATAAAATTTAATAGTAGTATAACTGATGCTACTGCACAGCAAGGATTTGCTTTAACTGCTGTAGTTCCAGGATCTGATACACTTGAGTTGCAGTTAATCGCAATGAACTATCAAAACATAGATGTTACTGATCCAGCAGCACCAATAACAACTAATATTTTTGAATTTTTTAGATTTGTTTCTGGAGAAGTTACTTTTACTTCTGATAATGATACCACAAGTTTACATAGTAATAGAGATTATGAGACAGGTATTGTTTACATGGATGAATATGCGCGAGCTTCTACTGTATTAGTTTCAGAGTATAATACAATATATATTGAACCTGCTAATTCTGTTAGTGTAAATTCAATTTTAGTTCAATTAAGTAGTATAGCTCCTTATTGGGCAAGCAAATATAAGTTTGTTGTCAAACCAAGTTTAGGAACATATGAAACTATATTTACAAATTTCTATTATGTAAGACCAAGTGACAATATGATTTTCTTTAAATTAGAAGGTGATAATGCTAATAAGGTTTCAAAGGGACAGACGTTAATAGTAAAAGCAGATGTAGATGGAGCTTTACCAAGGGTAGAAAAAATTACTGTTTTAGATATAACAGCAGAGGGTACGGATTTCTTAAAGATAGCTGGAGAGGTTGGCTTTGAAGAAATAAGCCAATTGCCTGGTTTATATATGAATGTTAAAAATCAAAATTTTAATGTTGCGATTCCTGATGATTCTGTTATAGATTATGGAGATCAAGTAGCAAATTCTGTAAGACAAGGTTGTAGTCCAGAGGGAAGAAATGTAGGGTATCCTTGTTTTACCACTCAATTTGATTCTGATGGAGTTATTACAGGAACAACACAGTATACTGTTCCAGCTGGTTCAATTATTAAATTAAAATTTAGAGCGCAAAGATCTTCAACTGGTTTTCCAGGTGGAGCTAAAGAATATACTTGGGAATGGGAGCAGCAGTTTGTGGCAAGTAGAGATTTTTTAGATTTAAAAAGATGGTATGATGGAGATAATGTAAATGTAGCATTAGCATCTCCTGGTAATGTAAATGGTTTTGGAGATGACGAAGTAGTCGCTTCTTATGATGCAGGATTTGTAAATGCATCAGTACCTCCACCTCAAAATGAATTTGGGTTTGCCTCAAACCTTCCTTGTGAAGGTTTTAAAGTAAGGTTAGGTTTTGTTCAAGATGTTCCAGGTGACGAAACCTCTCCGTTATACTTTGGTATAAATAGTGGTATACCTGGCGCAAACAGACAATTTGCTTCTCAAAGAAAATCAAGTATATCGGCTGATATTATTGTATTTAGAGCCAACACTTTAATGGTATTTGAATCAGAACCATTAGACGCAAATCCAGATTTATATTATGATGCAAGTCAAATGTTTGATATTGATGCTAATGGAAATCACTTGTCAGGAACAGGAGAGTTTGATCAAAACCAAACTTCTACACAAGATGCTGTTATTGGGTTAGATTTCGCAGATGTTTATACGTTTGGTAATGGTGTTGAAAGTTATAAGATAAAAGATCAATTAGCAGCTAAGAGTTTTCAGTTAGGCGAAAGGGTTTTAGCTGTATCTAATCAAGACTATAAAGAAACGGATAGATTTGAGGGAATGACTTATAGTGGAGTTTATAGTAGTAATAGTGGAACAAATAACTTAAATGAATTTAATTTAGGCTTAGTAAACTTTAAAGATTTAGAAACTTCTTATGGGCCTATTCAAAAAATGCACGCAAGAAAAACTGATATATTAGTTTTACAAGAAGATAAAATATCATATGTTTTAGCAAGCAAAAATTTATTGACTGATTCTACAGGAGGCGGTGTTGTTACATCTGTCCCTCAAGTCTTAGGAACTCAAATAGCTCGTATAGAAGAGTATGGTATTAGTTTTAATCCAGAAAGCTTTATAACTCATGGGTTTGATACTTACTTTACAGATTCAAAAAGAGGAGCTGTATTATTGCTGTCAGGAAACGCACAAGGAGGTCAAGGAGAAAGTTTGACTGTTATTTCCGATTCTGGAATGAGATCTTTTTTTAGAGATGAATTTTATAACAATTTAAATAATCAAAAATTAGGAGCATTTGATCCTTATATGGATGAGTATGTGTTGGCTATGAATCAAATACCAGTGCCTATTCCCCCTCAAGTAATACCATGTGGTACATCTATAAATAGAAGCGGTCTACCAGTTGGTACAGCTTTTCCTTCTACAGTAAATTTTGGAAATGTAATCGGAGATGTTTTAATTGGCTATAATGTAACTTCAGGAAGTATTACAATATCAGTATTATGGAACGGAACTACATTTACAAGTGGCACTTTAACTGGTTCAGGATCATACTCTTGGAGTAAGTCTTTAAATACACCAACTAATGCAGTTGTAACTGTTAATTCTATTGGTTCATCATCAAGTTTTATTATAGATTATAATTGCCCTACTCAAGTAAATATTACTGTTGTGAAGGTGGTTATGAACTCAAATGTTGATGCTAATAAATATATTCATAATGAATATTTCTGGGAAAACTCTACGAATATAAGTCCTGTAGATAGTGATTTGAATCAATTTGGTAATTCGCATTTAATAGCGTCTACCTATGATCCTCAAGTTGGAATTAGATCTTTAGGGGTGTTTCCACTTGATGGAGTAGATTTAACTCTTAGATCTAATAAAATAAATTTTGACGATTATGATTGGGGTTATCCTAACGATAATTTTAAATATCTTTCAAGCAATACTTTGTATCAAAACAATCAGACTGATATAGCGTCTTTATTGACTGCATCAACCACTATACCAAACAGTAGCGTTGTTAGTCCATCTGAAGGGTTGTATCAAGCTACATTGACCGCATTGTCAATTCCTTTAAGTAATCAATATTTATATTTGATATACGACTATAGAACGACATCGTGTCAACAGTTTTGTTACGATGCAACTTCTGCTGATAATGCTTGTTGCGAATGCGTTGTTAATTGTGTTGCTTTTTTAGCAAGTACAAGTCAAGAGGTTTCGGATGTATGTAATCAACCATTGTCTCAAACATATTATCACACTGGATCAGGAACATATCCTGGTTTAAATGATTTTGTTTATTCTTCTTCTATTTGTACCAGTAGTCAAGCAGTGCCTTTAACAGCAGGTTATTATAAATCAGAAGCTACTAAATATATTAGAGTTACATCAAATGGATTAGTAATAGAATTAGTAACTTGTCCTTAAATAAATAAAATATGGCAACATTAGGAACATTTTGTTTCGATGGCGTAAATTTTTCGTCAGCAACATCTTTATACACAGACTCTACATTAAGCACTTTAGCTAATGATGGTTATTATGGTCAAGGATTAATAGTAAGGCAACAATTAAATGGCGTACTACTTAACGCTCAACCATGCAGCGCTTGTTTAGTTCCATGTGGATCAGGACTTTCTGCATCTATCGGTAATCAAAATGGAGTTTTTGATGCTAATATTGATTTAGCAAATGATTTAGGAGCGGTAGTAATACGCTGCTTTATGGGTGGCTCAGTCCCAGATGGTATTATTGCTACATTAAATGGTGTTGGATATAATAGATTAACAGCAGCAGATAACCACAATGGAGTATCGTTAGTTGATGGATCTAATACTCAAGTTGACTATGCTGGAATTGGAAACCAGGGGACATCACTTCCTACATATGTAGGTAATCAAAATGTAGACTTATTAAGTAACAGTCCTTACGATAGTGCTGGATCTTGTCCAACTCAAGGTACTTCTCCAACTGATTTTTCTTTAGTGTCTGGTACATACGTGGATCAAGGAACATCTCAAAATGTAACAGTTGCTTCTTCAGCTATAGGTTTTTCATCAGATTCAAGTTCTATAACTTCTCCTGTTTTTACAATGGTTGTTCCAAAAACAGCAGTAACACCAACGACCTTAAACTTAAAAATATTTGCACCATTATGTGGAACTGCATTTAATTGGGAGGTAGATTGTCCAGTGGCATTACCAAGTTTTCAAGCTTCAACTCCAGAAAATGCAACTACTTGTGCTGCCGCTACAGAAACTTATTATTTTATTCAAAATGCAACAGGAACTTCTGTTCCTTATAGCATTAGAGGTAATACAGTTCCAGAAGTAGGTAACTTTGTTTTTAGTGATGCTAATGGATCAACATACTTAAATAACGGTGCAACTATTAAATATTTTATAATAGGAGGAACAACCGCACTTGGAGTACGAAACGGAGTTGTTGTTTCTTCTGGACCATGTATATAATAAATAAATAAATAAAAATATGGCAACAAAATGTACGTCAGAATACTCATTATCATATAGCGAATCATCTAAAGGATGGCCTTCGTTTTATTCTTTTATTCCTGACTTTATGATAGGTATGAATAGTTTTTTTTATAGTTTTAAAGGTGGTAACATATGGAGGCATAATACAGGAAATATTCGTAACCAATATTATGGAATAAATTATAGTTCTACTATAACGAGTGTATTTAATCCAGAACCTACTTTAAGTATTAAATTATTTAAAACATTATCATACGAAGCAACTACAACAAATGTTGATAGTAATGAAGCAAGATGGGAGTGTACAAGATTGCTTTCTGATTTAACGGATGGAACTCCAGGATCAATGTTGGAAACTTATTTTGTAGAAAAAGAGGGCGAATTTTTTAGTTACCTTAGAACAAATGCTGGCACTGTAAATTGGCAAATGCGTTCGGCTAATGGTATTGGTGCATGTACAGGAGTAAGTGGACCATCCAACGGAACTATAATTGTTTTCGCAACCCCTATTGGATCAATATTAAATATTGGAGATGCAGCATACGGAGCTACTTTAGCGGCTGGTGTTGCAACTACAGAGCCTTTTCTAATAGGAGAAATTACTGCAAAATCAAGTACAAGTATTACTGTAGATGCTTCTTCAGGAGGAAGCACAGTTCCAACAGTTGGACAGTTTATTATGTTTATAAAAAATGCGGTTGCAGAGTCTCATGGAGCAAGAGGATATTACTTAGAATTTAAGTTAGAAAACAACTCCACATCTGCGGTTGAACTATTTGCGGTAGGCAGTAGTGTGATGAAAAGTTATCCATAGAATTTTACTATCTTTGTTTCTAAATCATATTAAATGGAATTAGAGATACGAAGACTTGAAAACAAGGATTGGGATACACTTACGTCTTGGTGGGATAAATGGCCAGGTTGGAAACCACCACCTAAAGATTTTTTACCAGATAATGGTACAGGTGGTTTTATAGTAGAAAAAAACAACGTACCTATTGTAGCAGGTTTTATGTATTTTACTAATTCTGAAGGGGTTTTATTAGAATGGATTGTTTCTAATCCTTCTTATAAAGATGATGACAGACAGGATGCTATTGAGTTTTTAATTTTAACTTGTGAAGAGTATGTAAAAGCTGCTGATAAAAAATACATATTTAGTATAGGAAGAAATAAACATTTAATGGATACTCATAAAAAACTGGGATACCACGTAGATGCAAAAGCATCTTATGAAATAATAAAAAAATTATAATATGGCAGCATTTACAACAATAGCAGCAGCAAGTGCAATAGCAATAAGTGCTACTTCGGCAGGAATGAGTTTTGCTCAAGCAGCAAAAGCAAAAAAAGCTGGAGAAAAAGCGTCAGCAGCAAGTAAAAAACTTATGGAAGAAGCTGAAAGAAAAGCCGAAATCCAATATTTTGGTCAACTTAATGTTCCTTTAGATGCTTACGGTAGAGAGTATGATCAGAACTTACAAGTTCAACAACAAGGTATACAAGCTTTACAAGAAGGTGATTCTCGTAATTTAGCGGCTGGTGTTGCAAGGGTTGGTCAAGGAGCAACTGCATCAAATGAAGGCACTCGAATTGCAATGGGTAAAGAGTTATATGATTTAGAAAAATTACAAACTCAAGAAAAGTCAGACATTAATCAAGATATTAAAGATATGAAAGTTGGTGCGGCAACGGATCAACAAATGATATCAAGAGATGCTCAAGAAGCGTCAGCAGCAGCTATGGCGCAAGGTGTTGCCTCTGTTGGTTCAGCTGTTGGTTCAGCTGCTTCAGCTATACCGTTGTACCAAGCAAGTGGTAAAGATAAGGCAGCTCAAAGTGTTTTAGATCAATTAGACTCAAAGCTGACTCAAGACACTATTGTTAATCCAAATGGTATATCAGTAGAAGGAAAAGCAGCTTATGCAAAGTTTAGTCAAAAAACGATAGATGATGGAAAAGGAAATCAAATTGCAAATCCAGAATATAATGCAACAGAAGCGGCAAAATTTGCACCTACCACTTCTACTCCGATGGGTACTAATTTTATGAGGGATAGGCTTACACAAAGATATTCTAAAAAACAACTTAAAGACTTAGCTAAAGCTGGAACATATAATGCTGCATTTTATGCTCAATTCGATACACCTTAAAAAAATACCATGGCAGAAGATAAATCAAGACCTTCAGGGGCTAATAAATATTCAGTTTACGCACAAAGAAGTGTAGATAGTACGCAAGTTAATTGGAATGAAATATCAGGACAATTAGTTAAGGGGCTTGAAACAATTCGAGATGAAAGAGAAGCTAAAAAAGCTGCTATTGAAAAATCTACTCAAGATGCCATTGAACAACTTAGTCAAGTTCCAGAGACAGGCACTCAAGATGCCGCTTCTTTATTAATAAATGGATCTGGTATGTCTGTTGAGGCAGTTATGACACAAAACAATTTAATGAAACGTGGTCTAATTAGCCCAAAAGACAATATGTTGTTTATGCAACAACAAAAAAATGGGTATAAAAGTTTAAGTACAGCTGTAAAAGGCTGGGATGCTTGGGCTGTTGAAGCTCGAAACAGACTTGAAGATCCAAATATATCGTCAGGTAATTTAGAGACTTTTACTAATTTACAGACAGAAGCTTTAGGTAATTTAAAAAACAAAAAACTATGGACCAACCCTACTAACGGTAAAATGCAGTTAGTGACAATGGGGCAAAATGCAAAAACTGGACTATATGATGTAATGCCAGATTACGAAACTCAAAAACAAGATTACCAGAATCCAAATACTATGATGGATTTCATGAAGTATAAAAATGCTGGTGTTGATGTAAATGATTTAGCAAAAACACAAACAGCTAATATTGCTTCGATTATAACTTCTGAACGTGAAAGATTAACTGCTCTTGGTGGTGGTGGTAACATTACGACTATTGAGGATTTTAGGCAATTAGGAGAATTTGGTAAAGATGAGAATGGGAAAACCATTACTTACGACATGTGGAAAAAAGATCAAATAAATGCTATGGTTGGTGTTAATGATGCATCAAATTTAAGTGCGGCAGAGATATTGACAACTGGTAATGGTTATTACTTTGCTCAGACAGAGAGTCAATTTAAAAAAGATCATCCAAATGTAGACACAAAATTTATGATTAAAGTTGACATGAGTTCAGGTCAACCGATTCCTGAAATGAATACAGCTCAACAATCAGCAGCTCGTAAGATTGCAGACAGAGCTGTTGAATCTCAAGTTGATCACATTGTAAAAATGACTCAAGGAGCAACACCACAACAGAAAAAAGATCCAAGTGCTGCTACTTTGGCTGGAAAAAAAGAAGATAGAAAGCTTATTGCGTTTATGGATGGTGTTAATACATTGGTTTCAGATGACGCAAGTAAATTTGATGCAGAGGCTAATGATCGTATTGTTGCATTAAATAAAGACCAAACAGATCCAGCAAAACGAATTGATAATATTATAAGAGATGGTGATGAAATTCTTATAACTTACCAAGATGGTAGAGTTGAGCCAATAAATAGATTTGATAAGAATGGTGTTCCTAAAACTGCAAGAGTAATGTCTCAAGAGCTATGGAGATACGTCACTGATCAAGATGATGACTCATTTAAATATGCGGCTGATATGTACGACAAAGAGCCAGGTGGAGGATTTAGAAGTACTACAAGGGGATCTACAGATGAAGAAGACAGAAGCTTTATTGCTAATGAAAGAGCTGTAAAAGCAGTAGGTAAACCTCCTGAACTTAAAGAATTGACTACTGGTACTGGTAAGGGTGGGAAACCAACTAATAGTGAAATTAATTTAAATGCAGAAGCTTTTGAAAAAGAAACAGCAGCATATGCTTTAAAATTAAAAGCTGAAATTGAATCACAAGGTAAAAACGTAACTGCGGATGAATTAAAAGCTATGGAAAGAGAAATTCTTAATGGTGGTGATGCAAGTAAATATGCCTCATTAGCTCCTTATCCAGCAGTGTCATCAGCTTCTCAACAAAATATGATAATGGGTGCAGGAAAAACTGCAACTATGGTTTCAGCAACTGTATATCTGGACGATAAAATAGGTCCAAATTTAGGAAAAGGTGATTTGGAAAGCACAGTACAAACTGCTTTTTCTGAAGTTTTTACAAATTTCTTACCTAAAGAATTAAAAAGTGGTGCTAAATTAAAATGGGATGACAGTAATAATCAAGTGATTATAACCTATAGAGATAAAAACAATAACGAGGTTGAGTTACCACCAATTCAAATGAATGATTCCATGGGTAGTAGAACTTCATCGATAGATGCAACTGAAATGCTACGTGATGCAGCAGTTACAGTTACGCAAAAAGAAAACGAAATTCGTCAGAATAGAAATAGAAAAGGAACAAGAAAAACCAATAAGAAATTTAATTAATGGATAAGTTTACAGAGTTATACAATTATTTAAAGGAAGAAGGGTTAACAGATTTATCTGCTGAACAATTTAAAGTTGAGTATGCGGCAGGAACTGCTAAAAATACTGAGCTATATTCTTATTTAAGAGATGAAAAGTTAACAGATTTAGATGCGGAAAGGTTTAATGTTGAATATTTTACTGCATTAGAAAAAAAAAATCCAATCGAAACTTCTCCATCAAATGTGGAGGAGGTTATTACGGATTCTACTACCGAAACTCCAGAGGTCGTAGATACTTCTGTGGTTTCTACCACAGTTGAAACACCTTTAGATTCTAATGTTGTAGTCGATGATACTGAATCAGAGACCATGGTTACCGAGTACCCTGCTTACGATCCTCGTGAGCAAGGGAAAGACATTAATGCTAACACTATTACTTACGATTCAACAGACTCGCAGTTTGATAAATCTTTGGCTTTTGTAACTAAAGATTTAATTGATAGAGAAGAGTCTGAAGTGGTTAACAGAATGAAATATCATTTTGAAGATTACGGATTTGATTTTGAGCAAGGTGGTAGTATGTTTGATGGGCTTGATGGTATGACTGTTACATCTAAAGATGATCCCAGTCAAAGCATTAACATTAATCTTGATCCTGTTTTTGGAGATGTATTTGGTGGTGAGTCAGGACCTGCACAAGAACTTAAAGAATTCTTAAAAGCCAATAGAAGGACTGACAATAAAATGGCAGAACTAACTACTGGATATGATAGAAATAGAAAAAAATACTTTAGTATTGAAGGAACTAAATCAGACATAGCTGAAGTTGAAAATAAAGCCAGAGCGCTTAATACAAGATACAATGTTTACTTAGAAGCTCAGACTACACAAGAGTATGAAATGGATGCATTAATGGGACAAAGCCCAGAAGTACAAGCAACACCTGAATGGCAGTTAGCATATCAAAATTCTTTAGCAGCTGGAAAAAGATTACAACAAACAAAGAATGGGTTAGGAAACAGTTTTAACGAATACAAAAAACTTAAAACAGTAGTTGACTCAACTGTCGGAAATTATATCGACATGAAAGAAGCAGATGATAGTACATATGTTGGAGGCTTAATTAACACTTTTGTTGGTCCTGGTGTTAGTGATGTTCTTGCAAGTCTTTACGGTGCTGGTGTTGATGGGTTTTACAAAGTAGTTCAGACTGTAAACGAAGACTTTGGGATGACTCCTGAAGAAAAAAAAGCTCGTTACATTGATATAGCAAGAGACCTTAAATACCCAGTTCCTGAAAATATAGAAGATGAAGCTGTTTACAAAAAATGGTTAGAAGGAATGCAGGATCAAGGAATTGGTGATGATAAAGTAGAAGGTGAATTGTCATTGAGTGAGTTTCCTAAAGAAACTTTAGAACGACTTGAAGCAGATGGATTTGATTTAAGTAAAACACTAAACGGACAATACTTTAATAAAAATCAATCAGGATTAAATAAATTTTTAAGTGGTGAATACATTGACCTTCCTGATTATGCGTATGATAAAACAAGAGGTGAAAGACTAAAAAGATTAGTATTAGATCAAGAGGTTAAAGAAAATAAAAATCCACAAAAAGATTTTGTTAAAAAATACTTAAATGAAATTTTATCTCAAGATGATATTTCAGACGAAAAATTTATGAAACAAAACAGAGATGGTGTTGCTGATTTCTTAGGAATTCCTGTAACAGAAGGGCTTACTGGTCTTGCTAAATCACTTCCATCTGTATTAGTTACATACTTATCAAGAGGAAAAATTAAACCAGCTGTAGGATTTGCAGCAGCTAAAAGAAATATAGTGGCAAAAGCTTTAGGTTTGACTACTAAAGGAGGGATAGCTCAAACTGTTTCGTTTTCATTATTACAGGCTGAAGCCATGAATGAAGAAATGAACAACGATCCTGACTTTCAATATGTTACAGAGTCTGAAAGAAAAAATATTGTTATTCCAACAGCTATTACAGTAGGAATATTGGAGCGTTTAGGTTTTAGACACTTAGTAACGAACAAAACTATATTGGCTGGTTTAATGAATAAGGTAACTAATATGCTACCTAAAGGAGCAACTGCGGTTATGTTTAAAAACACCATGGATAGGGTTGTAAAAAACAGTATTACCAAAGGTCTTTTTTCTAATAAAGGAGTTAAGGCTACTATGGAATTTAGCAAAAGAGTTGCAGGTGCGACATTATCAGAGGCTGAAACTGGTGGTATGCAACAAGCTTTTGAAATGGGTTATAAGGATGTATGGAATAACATGAATAATAAAGACATGTTTAACCAACCTGAAATGTGGTCGGCAGAGTTTTTTAAAACTGTTGGACATGCAGCTGCGGCCGAAGCTGTTGGTGGTTTTGTTATGGGTGTTCCTGGAGCTGTAATTAACGCTGCTAAACGAGGTAGCGCAGATCTTATATCTGATGATATGGTAGAGCTTTTTGATCAGATTGCAAATGATGAGGTTACGGTTGAGAGTCATAAAGCTAAATTAGATTTAGAAGTAGCGTCTGGAACAAAAACTCAGAAAGAAGTAGATCAAGAAATGTTAGACTTTAAAACTTTAACAGGTGCGTTAAAGGATCTTCCATCGGACATGGATGCAAATTCAAGAAAGAAAGGATTAATATTAGTTTTTGAACAGCAAAAGTTAGAAGCTGAAATGGCAAAAATGAATAAGAATTTAAAGTCTTATAAAACAAAAGAGGCCAGAGTAAAAGAAATAAAAGAATCAATTGGACAGTTAGGTACTAATCAAGCCAAAGCTAATACCAATTTTAAAAATGAGACTGAAGGAATTCAAGAATCTGTTTTAGTTACAGAAGAAGATGCCACAAAATCTTTACAAGATAAGGGGGTGCAAAACCCTACAGTTGAACAAATTAAAACCGAACAAGATGCCTTACAAAAGCAAAGCACAACAAGCCTGGATGCGCAAGAATCTTCCACAGGTAGCGAAACGGTGGGACAAAATTTATCCAACGAGCAGTCTACCAACGAGGGTGACACCACGAGTGAAAACGAGAATGAAACGGAGACCGAAGAGGAAGTAAGTAAAGAAGAACAAGATGATATTGATACCTTTTTTGGTGAGACAGTTTTAGATGACGTTGAAAATACCTCGGATAATTTATCTATAAACCGTAAACAAAAAGAAGGAGGTACAGAGATAAAAAATACTTCTTTAGCAGCTGCTGTAGTTAATAAAGCAAAGAAAGCTGCTCGTTCAATTGCAAAACTTGCTCCTGAAGTAAAAATGGTATTACATGATACTCAGGCTGAGTATGAAAAATACGCAACAAAAGGTAGTCGTGGTTACTACAATCCAAATAGTAAGGTTATACATATTAATTTAACCAAAGCTAAAGGTAATACTGTAGCACACGAAGTCTTTCATGCTGTGTTTTTAGAAAAAATATCAGGTGGAGATATCCAAGCTCAAT